GGTAACAGAATACTATTTACAATCTGATTTATGACTCCATTACAGGGGGTAATTTTTATATTGAGTTAGCATTCTTTATGGCTGTAGTTACCTTGCTACTACTTTCTTTAATAAATGATTAAATTACACAATAGAAACTTTAGGAGTTTTAATGGCTGAAAATTCGCAAGCTCCAGTAGCTTTACAACTCTTAAGTGCTTTAACTAGGGCACCTAGTGGTGCTTCACCAGATACACCTACCAGTAATAATTCTATATCTATGGCTTCTAAAGCCGGTATGAATGCTTTACAAAGAGCATTTACAGAATTTCCTAGTCTTGTTGAGAACCTTGGATCTGAAACCGAGGCTTTTCGTGTTGTTTATGCTTTAATGGGGGCTATAAGCCCCTTCATGCCATCTGGTGACCAGAGTGCTAAGAATATTACACCTTCCCAGGAAGGTAAGTTGATAGATGGTATTGAAGCACTGGATAACGCTCTACCACAAGGACAGCCTGAAGAGAACGCCAGATTGAATGCTGGACGTAATCCATACTCTCCAGAAGCTCTGGGTGGCAGGAGTATGGGTGCTCCTAGTCCTATGAGTGCTCCCGTTCCTATGGGTCCGCCCACACGGCCACCTCCCCCTCCTCCCCCTCCTCAGATGAGTAATCTTATGAGTGCTGCAGGTGTAGGCCCCCAGATGAGGCCACAGACACTTGCTGGTCCACCAATGCAAGCTCGTAGACCTCCAGTTAGTGCTTCAAGTTCTATGCCTATGCCTACGGCACCTACTGGTCCTGCTGTTAATCCTATGCAACAAGGCATTGCTCCTGCTGCTCCGCAGAGAGCGCCAATTACTGCAACGGGTCCAGGTTATGCTGGTGGTGTACCTGACGCTGCTACGAAGCAAGGAATGGACGCTGTTTCTAGCATAATGAATGATCCTGAGCAGATGGCTAGTTTCCGTGCAGCATTTGATGCTGCTACAGAAGCTGGGAAAGCAACCTTTGAGTGGCAAGGACGTATATTCCAAACTAAGCCACCATCTGGTGGACCTTCGACAACTGCCCCAGCACAGCGATAATTATGCCTACTATGCCTCGCCATCCTACTACTGGTAAGCGTATGCGTAATAAGTCTACTGGGCGAAATTATCGCACGGAGTATGATAATTACCAAGGGAAACCAAAACAGATTAAAAATAGGACTAGTAGGAATGCAGCGCGCTCTGCTCTTATGAAAGAAGGGTCCGTTGCAAAGGGCGATGGAAAAGATGTAGCGCATAAGAATAATAGATCTACGGATAATAAGCGATCTAATGTAAAGCCACAAAGTAAATTTGCTAATCGTAGCTTTAAGAGAACTAGTACTGCTGGAATGGCTAAAAAGAAGAAGAAATAATGAAGACACCAGAAAATGATCAGCAAAAATTATTCTTTGATCTTGTTGCAGCAGGTACATCTGTACGAGATGCAACTGTAGAAGCAAGTTATACGTATAGATATGGATATGAACTTATAAGAAATTATAAGGAATATCTTTTAGATTGTGTTGAGCAACAGTTAGTGCTCCATGCTGGAAAGGCTGCTAAAATTCTTACTGATGGATTAAGTTCCGAAGGAACTGATATGCATGAAAAGATCCATACTATTAATGCTAAAGATATTTTAGATCGTATAGGATTAGTAAAAAAGGATCGGCTGAATGTAACAGTCGATAGTTCGAGTGGTTTAGTTATTATACCCAGTAAAATAAATACAAATGCCAATAAAGACGAGGAATAGAACTTCCTCAACTGTTCCTTTTGGATATGTCCTACATCCAGAAAATGATCATTTAATTATAGAGAATGATCAGGATCAGAAAGTACTACAAGAACTACGGGAAAAGGGTAGAACTCTTAGTTTACGTGAGGCATCTCGTTATGTAGAAGCTAATACCGGACGAAAACTTACTCCTAGAGGTATAAAAAAAATACTAGATAGGAGCTACTAAATACGTTACCAAAGATGATCTGGACAAACTCAAGGATCATTTGATTGTAAATTTGATCAACATAAATAAATGATCCCTCAACATTATATAAGAATAGGAGAAAATTATGAGTACAACCACTGATCCGCGTGAGGCGTATGTTCAGACCATTGATTCTGCTGGTACTAAACTTGTTGCCACACATGCGGAAATTCACGATGTTGCTGACGTATCTGCTGGCGCTACAATGCGAGCTTTTACGGCAGATATGGCTATTTTGACTAACGCCGAGACAACTGTTATTACACTTCCTGTAGGTGCAATTGTCTATGATATTATTGTTAATGTTACTAACGCATCTGCTGAATCTGCGACAGTCGATATTGGTACAGCTGGTACATCAAATGACCCGGATGGCTTCTTTGATGGGCTGGTTACTGATGCTGTTGGTTGTTACAGTGCATCGGCGGGTAATGCCAATGCAATTACCGCTGGTGGTAATGAAACCTACCGTACTGGTGCCAACTTTACTGGTGCTCTGCTTACTAAAGCGTATTTAGCTGGTAGTAATGCAGCTGAAGATACAGGTATCTTTGCGAGTAAGCCTTTCTTTGTTGCTACGGCTGATCCTATCACATATACCCGTAGTGGTACGATTACCAGTCATTCGGCTTCTATTACTGTTATTTACATGGATGTTTCTGGATTTGACGTTTCGTAATAATGTTAATACCAACATATGAAAAGGCGAAAATAATATGAGTACAGGAATGCAAAATGCGATTTCACGGACAAGTCAGTCGTTCGCACAATACTATGATGCGAATGTTCGTGGAAATGTATACACATTCGGTATCAGCAATACAGCCCTAGTATCAACTAATGCAGTTGCTACTGGGGTGACTGCTACTTCTAGACCTGTTATTGGGCTTTGGAATGATGTTGGTACTGGAAAAAATCTAGTCGTACTTAATGCTACTGTCGTTGCTGCAACGGTAGATAATTCGGCTGTAGCTCCAGGTGGATTTACTTGGTATAAAGATGTGGCAGAAACAGTTATTTCTACTGGTAGTACTCCGGTTAACTGTTCTACTTTAGCATCGTCTGGCTCAGTTGCCAAGGCGTTTGCAATGAGTACTGCATTGACGGGTCTTGTTGGAAGTCTTTCAATTCTTCGTCCTTCACCAATTACTATTCTGAATGCTGCTGGTCCGGGTACTGCTATTACTCAATCACAAGGTGTATCAGAAGACAGAATTGATGGATCAATTATCGTACCACCAGGAGGAGTTCTTTCCCTGATGAATATGATATCTACAACTACTGTTGATCTTTCAGTTAGTATCACTTGGGCTGAAGAGAATATTACAAGCTAAATAATTGGGGGTGTCCTCGTGACACCTCCACTTTATTCATGGTAGAAAAAATTGCAGAAACAAAAAAACGACGGTATAATTTTAGCTCAAAGCATAAAGCTAAACTTTCTGCTGCAAGAGTACTTAAACGTACTAAAGATGATGCTGTTAAAGCTACCAAAGCTGCTAAGAAAGCCAAAGATAAATTAGCAGCTTCTAGAAAGAAGCTTACTGCTACTAAAGATTTCTCTGATAAGTTATCTGGTAAGAGTAAAGTTGGATACGTAGTTACTGATCTCGAAGATGCTACACCAACTGCTCAAACAATTATTGATAACCCAGACACAGATGTTATCTTTAGACCAAATGAAGGAGCACAGGAATCCTTCTTAGCAGCGCCTGAAAAAGAAGTCCTCTATGGTGGGGCAGCTGGTGGTGGTAAATCATACGCTATGTTGATTGATCCACTTCGGTATATTCATAATAAAAACCATAAGCCTATTCTACTACGTAAGAGTATGCCAGAGCTTCAAGAGCTTATTGATAAGTCTCATGACTTATATCCTAAAGCTTTCCCAGGAGCAAAATGGAACCAACAGAAGTCTCGTTGGACCTTTCCATCTGGCGCTGTATTTATTATGAGTTTCGTGGAGAATGATCTTGATGTGCACCGTTATCAAGGACAAGCTTTTACTTGGATTGGTATTGATGAATTAACCCACTATGCTACACCCTATGTTTGGGATTATTTACGCTCTCGTCTTCGTACTACAGATCAAAGTATAAAAACGTATATGAGAGCAACGACTAATCCCGGTGGTATTGGTGGTTGGTGGGTTAAGAAGATGTTTATTCATCCTGCTCCATATAATGAATCTTTCTGGGCAACGGATATTGAAACTGGAGATATTTTACATTATCCATATCTTGCAATTGTAGACCAAAAGTTACGCGGACTACCATTATTTAAACGACGATTTATTCCTGCTAAGTTATCTGATAATCCATATCTTATGCAGTCGCCAGAATATCTGGCAATGTTATCCTCTCTTCCAGAAGTACAACGAAGACGACTGTTGGAGGGAGATTGGGATGTAGCTGAAGATACAGCCTTTCCTGAGTTTGATCATAAGGTTCATACCTGTGAGCCTTTTGAAATTCCGAACCACTGGAAACGGTATAGATCTTGTGATTATGGTTATGTAGCCCCTTCTGCTGTTTTATGGTATGCAGTTGCTCCCAATGGAACAGTATTTGTATATCGAGAACTTTATCAAAAAAGTTTAGACGCAGACGCACTAGCTGAAAAGATTATTGAACTAGAGTGGAATGACCCCGGAATACTTACTGGCCCATTAGATACTGAGAGTTGGGCAGAACGTGGTCAACGCGGACCAAGTATTGCTGAAACTATGATTCAAGCTGGTGTTAGATGGACTAAAACAGATAAGAGTAAAGGTAGTAGAGTTCGTGGTAAGATTGAACTTCATAGAAGGTTAAAAGTTAATAGTTATACTAATGAAGTTGGAGTAAAGATTTTCAAGAATTGCAGAAATCTAATTAGAATTATGCCTATTTTGCCTCTTGATTCTTCTAATGCAGAAGATGTTGATACTAAGTTTATTGAAGATCACTTATATGATTCATTTAGATATGGTATGAATAATCGTCCATCTTACACTCTATACCCGGACGAACAGAAATACACATTAGAACAACCTACACTAGTAGATACTAAGTTTGGCTATTAAACTAATTAAAACTATAAAATTAAAAACTAAATAAGGATACTCAATATGCCTAATTTTAAAATTGATGATGGTCGCACTGCTGGTTCATTCAATCCAGATATGAAAGCCGGTTATGATCATCGTAATACTAAGACTAAGCCTCTTGCAGAAGGTTATACCAAGAATTTTAGTGAGGTTTATCCCACTAAGAGTGTTGCTGAGAACGATAGTGCTATTAAGCGTATGGCAGAAGACTATTCGCTTGCAAAGGTATATAAGAAAGCCTCTCATCAGAATGTGACTTAGTACTAACTTATGGATGCTGTAGTAGCATATTCTGGTGGTGTAGAAGGCATTGAACCAGAGGATATAAAAAAGTCTATTAAAGAGCAGGAAAACTCTGACATAAATATTCCTGCTGTTATAGGTGTAGTCTTATCTCGTTATGAACGAGCCAAGACTGCTAAGCTATCCGCTGAGGCTCGTCATCTAACGGCCTATGAAGATTATCGTGGGATTGTTAATGCTCAACGTAACTTACGTAGAGATGAAAAATCCCAGGTCTTTGTTAAGATTGCTAAGTCTAAAACTTTAGCTGCCTATGGCCAGATTAATGAAGTATTATTTGGTAGTGGCAAATTTCCAATTGGAGTATTTGCAACTGAACGCCCAGATGGTGTTGCAGAGTACGCCCATGTGGCTAAAGAGGATGCACCAGAAGAAGAACCTACAGAACTAAATCCAGAACTAGACTTTGGTTATCCTGGGGATGGCAAGAGAGAGAATGAA